ATACTCATCATCTAAATTTTTAGGGAAATGAATATAGCCAGCACCTTCCTGATCTATCTTTAATCGTGCAAATAAAACATCTTTCGCACTACTGACTCCAATCATAAATAATGGGGTTCTCATCGAATTATTAGTTGAGGCTCTTTTAGGGAATATTGGTCTTGATCCAGCCATACCTTTGATCGCTAATATTCTTCTTCTAAATCGTGAACGACAAAAAGAAAGAACTTGGTTGGTAAAGTGACCACCACTATCAACGCAAGCAGTTGCCAGATTTAATTTTTTTCCATCTTCTCTAACAAAGGTCTTGCTCAATTCTTGGTCTAATTTATCCCATAATTGATTGGTAGAAGGATCACCATGAATAATGCGATGATCAATAATCCACATCTCTTCATCAAACCCAACTCCAATGAATGTCACTTCCAATCGTGTGTCTTGAACATCGACTCCAGCACAAACAACCAAAACCCCCTCAGGTACATTTTCATAAGTATAGGCTTCAATTCTTTCGTGTAAGGGAATGTCAATTCCTTCTCCCTTATCCTCAAATGACTCTCCGAGAGCTGTGTTAATCCAAACCTTTAACGTCTCAGGAAATTTTTTGGCTTCTAAAAAGTTTCTGACTGTATCGGATAATCGAGTCCAACTAGAATAGAGTTCGGATAAATGGAAAGAAGCAACTCCAGTAAAATCTTTCGTGGCTTGCCAATGACCTTTTTTAATTGCTTGCCATCGTTGAGAGTCATTCCATCTTGCTTGACAATGCTCACAACAATAATGTGAGGCTTCTAAATTTTCTTTATCAAAGATTACATTTTGCCATTTGAGGACTTGATACTCTTCACACTCAGGACAAGGCACTTCAAATTTTCTTTGATCTCCTAATTCATATTCAGCTTCAATTCTACTAATGCCTTTAATCGTTGGTGTAGAACAAATAAAAATTTTTCTATCCCAGAATGTTGTTGTTCTTTTAATGGCTAGATTTAACGGATCACCTTCTCCACCAGCCGACAATTCAAAACGATCTAATTCATCCACTAAAAGAATTTTAATTGGTCTCGATGCTAAAGAGCTAGGTGAGTTAGAACCAACAATAGAAATGTGACCACCATCAAATTTTTTATGCAGTGTCGTGTTCTCTGCAAATCTTGTTCGTGGGTCTTTAATCAATCCTTTAAGAGAAGGACAGTCTCGTATCATCGGAGCTAGTCTATCTTTAGAAAATGATTGAGCCATCGCCAAGGTGGGTTGTACTACTAATATTGGTGCTGGTTCATGATGAATATAATATCCGATAATATTCTCTAAGATGGTTGTCTTACCAATCTGAGAGCTGGTCATAAAAACAACTCGTCTGACCTCAGGATCAGAAAGTGCATCCATGACTCCCTGTTGATAGATTGCTCTATCAATATAATACTTTCCTGTTTCGCTAGAGCTTTCTGCTGAGAGAAAACGAAATTCCTCAGACCATTCGCTAACTGTTAGATGCTTCGGTGGTTTGAACTTCTTCAGAGTTGCTATCGTCAGCTTCTCCAAGTTCCTCACTGTCTGCAAGGGGTACTTCTTTGTTTTTGCTAAGTTCATCAAGTGCTAAATGTATCTCCTTATTTAATAAGTTCTTACAAACTTCTATACTACTCTCCACAGCCAGAATAGGTGCTAGCTTGTTGGGAATGGATCGCATCTTTTGTTTACAACTATGAACAATAGATGACCATTGTTGTTCTATTAGTTCTAAAGGGATTAGAATACCTTTTTGCTTCTTGAGTTCTAATTCCTGTAGTTCTGCCTCGGCTGATAGTTTTCTTTTTCTGGCTTCATCAAGGCTGATTGTTTTGTTCTCATATAAGGCTTTGACCACATCCTTCATTAAATATAACTTGTGACCTCTATCCTCACCAACAGACTCAACTTTGGCTAGAGTATCATTTAGCTTATATCCTGAGACACCAAGCTCTGACCTAATACCATTAGCTGTGAACTTTTGTAATTCCTTCATGTGGCTACACCTGAACCAAATTTCCAGTCGCTAGAAAATTACTGTGGTCGCGAAATACCCACAAAATAAAATGCTGTAAAGTACCTGTAAAATAACGATTATCTGGCTGTTCGTAAGGCACTTTGCAGACTCCTTGTAAATTTTTTAGTGAACTCTCTATTAACGAAGCGAGTTAATAACTCATAGACAGGAAAAGATTTTCTATAAGAAACATTACGCTGTTCAAATCCAGCTAACAGTTTTAATTTATTGTTTGGTAGTCTCTCCCATAATCCTTCAGTGCCATTGATGTTTGCAATAAATCTATTCTTCTTTCTTTTAGCTGATCGTATTCTGGAATAACCTTTGCCAAAGTTTCCGTAGGCATCTAATAGTTTCTTAGACGCAGATACAGGATATGGTTTTCCTCTTTGTCTATTTCTTGTACCACCATCAACAATGTGCTTGAGATATTCTCCCTGTACATCTTTAGCAAACACCATTGAAGTCAATGTCTGTTTAGTTGCTTTCATAAATGCAAATGCTCGTTTAGTAAATGGATTAGGTCTATCTATAAATTTAGTGGTGGCTTTGTTAATATACTTCGCACCATCTTTAGCAGTAAAGGTTAAAGCTCTAGCAGTAGCAAAAGGAATTTGTTTTCTTTGGATATCATTCAATCCTTTGGTTACTTCTTTAATATTATTCTTTACTGATATCTGCATCAATCTCCCTGTAGCCTTCTCTCAAATTCTATTAAGTAATTCATATACCATTGTGCTTTTAACAAGTCCTCAAGATAATTCTTCTTCTCATATCTAAATAAATACTTACAGATATTTCCTTTTAAATATCCTCGGAACTGATCAGTCGTTAATTGATGTTCAATACTCTCTATTGTTTCTACGCCTTTGCCTACTGTGTAGTGTATGGGGTTGTTTACATTATCCATTAAAATAACTCTCCTTGTGTTTTATTTTTTTGTTTATGTTCTTCATAATGTTTATAGCAGAATAAAAAGCCTTGTATAGCTGGAAGTTTATCAGGTGTCCAGATACAGGCGTACTCATTACAGACAAAACATCTCTGCCATTTATCTCTTTGTCTTGGTGTTAGTTCTAAAAACTTTTGTAGAGATATAATTTTATTAATGGATGGATCGAGGTTCGTGGGGTTCTTGCTCATTACTTAAAGAATATTGTAAGAATTTACAGAATGATACAGCGTTTTTTTCTGATTTAAATGTATGATATCTCACCACTACATCATAACCATCTTTATTCTTATGAAGATCAACAGTCATGTGTGGGTGATCATCTAACCATTCTAAAAGTTTTTTATTGTCCATGACTGGAACGTATCAGAATAAATTACTTGTACCTAGGAAAAGATTTATTCTTTTGATAATAGTGGAAGGCATATTGCCAGTTTCTTCCATATTCAACACGACAAAAATTCTCAATAGATTGATCAGTTGATTGATTGATATTTTTAATAAATTTATAAAGCCAGCTCATGCCAGCTTTATATAAGATTTTTTAGTTTTGGATTATGTTATTTAGATATAGCAGGTGTGAGGTTAGGCAACCTCTAGTAAAGATTGCCCAACGTCTCTGTAAGCTCTGACATCAATCAGTTTAGCTTTTTCTTTTGCTAATCTCTCGTTAAGTCTTTTAACTCTCTTAGCAACATATTTAGCATCATAATAATCATCATTAGGATTAGATTTTTCTACTTGAGATAATTCTTCCTCTAATCTGCTGATTGCTTTTTGAGTCTTTTCATTCTTCTCATGTGCCTTCATTTCAGTCCAGACATGATTAAAATTATCAGATGCTACTTGAAAGATATGGTTGGTTTGCTTTTCACCATTTCTTTTCTGGTTGTGAATGGTTGTAGGATACTGACCAAAGATTTTTCCATACTTTGAACAATTCCATTTAATGGATGTTTTAATTTCACACTCAGTTGTATTCTCAGTTGCAATAGAGATTGTAGAAGTTGGATAGCCATTTAACTCAAATGTATCAATATCGCATTTAACAATAGTGTTACAATAATCAATTTGTTTAACTGTTGTTGTAACTCTAGCTAAATACATATCAAAGATTTCATTGATCTCCATCTTTGTAAGCATCATGATTTCTTTTTCAATGTTTTCCATTTTATCTAAAGTATAGATTTCATGAGTAACTTGATTGTAACCACCACCAGCATATTTTTTATCTTCAACCCAACCTTTTACTCTTTCACTTAATACAAAAATATTTTGAAAGAAAGAAAACTGAGATTTAATAGATTGTTTCTCACCAAGATGTATTCTTGCAAAATGTGAACGATTATCACATTCTGTTTTTAAACCATCTTTAACAACTTCAGCTTTGAGGTCTCTGTCAAATACTTCATTCCACTTTTTTACTTTAGCAGGAATGTCAGCAATCTGTTTTTTGATTTTATCCATTCTAAAATCATAAGCACTTTGGATAGCATCAACCCTTTTCGAGTTGATGCTTTTGATAAAGTTTTCTAATAATAAACTGCTCATTATTTAATCCCCCTATAAAGATTGATAATAAAATTTTTACATTCATTAAGTGTAGTCTGAGTAATTAAATAGTCATATTCACGAACAGACTCAGGATTATACTTCTCAATATCCCAATTCTGAATATTAGCCATTTTAGTAAAAACATATTTGTCTTTACCAATAACACATTCGTATTCGTGTGAATGGTTTCTTACGAACTTAATTTTAGTCATAATGTTCTCCTTATTTTTGTTCATACCTAGAAATTACTAAATTATG